TTGAAAAACACTTTAAAGCATTTAGCATCTTTTTTCTGTTTTCTTTATCTTTTTTTCCATTATACACTCTTGCCATATCTGATAAAAATCGATAGTATTGTCTCGTTCCTATATTTTCTTCCTTCTCTAATATCTGCTTGTATTTTGTTCTGGTTTCTACTGTCTTATAAAAATTAACGCATTCTTCTATGAATACTTTTGCGTGTCTTTGTAACTTTTTATATGCCTCTTCCTGTATTTTAAGATATACGTCTTCAACTTCTTCTTTTAGTTTGTCTGTATTCGCTGCATCTCTTCTTGTGCCATCCGCCATAAAACACCTTCCTCCCTGTTAAATAAAAAATTGGGGGCTGGTATTAAACCAACCCCCAATTCCCATTATCCAACTTAAATTAAGCTGTAACAGTTACAGAAACTGTCTTAGTGATAGATTTGCCACCTTCAGTAGCAGCAGTAACTGTAATAGTTGTATTACCAGCTGCAACACCAGTTACAGTAGCAACACCGTCAGATACTGCAACAGTTGCAACATCTGTATCACCACTTACATACTGAACATCTGTGTAAGCTGCTGCGCCGTCACCTGAGATAGATACTGCAAGAGCCTGAGTACCTTCAACTGCAAGTGAAACAGTAGCAGGAGTTACTGCAAGAGCCGCATCATTCGAGTCAAGAGAATCAGCGGTGTAATCACCATCAAATTCATCTGTCTCATTATGAAGCATTACTGGCTTACCTGGTGTTTCAATTGTGTTAGTATCAGCAATCTGAAGAACACAGAGAACCTTCTTTGTCTTATCAAAGTATGTATAGCCAGGGAAAGCATCCATTGTGAATGAGAAAGTAGAAGGATCACCTGTACCAGCCATAGCGATAGTAAAGTTAGACTGAATCTTAACATTAGGGAATGTTAAGTTAGCTGGCATATCCTTACCATTTTCCTGCTTACGGAATAATGTATCAGCTTCTACATAGTAGTAACCTGCAAATGTATCAGCAGTAATATCTGCTTCATAAACATTTTTGCCATTTACATCTACATAGTAATCAACCATAACATTCTTGCTTGCTGCGCTTGCGCAAGTAATAGTTGTTCCACTAACAGTTGCTCCTGAATAAATTTCACCTGTGATAGAACCATCACTCTCAATACCAAGTACATAGAGTGGAGCATCATCAGCGCAGATAGTAGCATCTGTACCAAATTCTGCAACTGCATCTGCAAGGTCAATAACACCAGAAGCATTAGCAGCAGCCATAGTTGTCATATGGAAATGTACCTTATCTACATTAGTGCCATCTGTTGAATAACCCTTGAAAAGACCTGCACCAGAAAGAATACTAAAACCGATTGGGGAAAGAAGAGCATCTTCTACTGTAAAAGTAAGAGTCTTGTCACCTTCCCAAGCAATGAGTCTTGAATTACCACGACCACCCTGAGCGTAAACTGTAGAAGCAGCCTGCTCAAGAGAAGAAGTAGTTGCTGAATCGATATAAAGTACTGGCTGACCAACTGCGAAATCTTTATCGCCGATTCTTACATTCTGCTTAGCGCGGAATACGATATTGGCACATTCTCTAATACCAAACTTCATGTATAAGTTCCTCCTTGATTATTTGTTGGACTCATTGGAATGAATATCACCCATCCAACTATCCACTTCTTTTAAATCTTTAGCTCCAGCCATTTTTGCTTGAATATACATATCCGACTGTTGTTTCAAGGTAAAACGCTCGAACTCATCAAATAATTGATAGACACTGTAATTCAAAAAAGAATTCATGTCTTTTTGTTCCCCTACGGTTAATATTGAAATATATCTTGATAAGATTGAAACTTTTTGTCCTTCTTCTTTATCACGATTTTTTATTTCATTTAATTTATTGTGATACCTACGAAATTGCTCTGCAAGTCTTTTTGCGACAATGCCATCAGGATTATAGTCTTGAATGGCTTTATCACCAAAAATTGTAGAAACACAAAACATATCATTAACAATAGTTTTAAATTCTTGAAAATTACTCTTGTTAATAGTAAAAGGTTTCTCTGTTCCTTCTTTCAATAGAACAATCTCTTTAGGGGAGAACATAATATGATAATCTGGGAAAAGTAGTGCTAACAACATTTGAGCCTGTGTTTTTATTTTTTTAGACTCTGGGCGGGGGTCTGCGGCGACCGCAACAATTACATCAAAGTCGGTAAGTGATGATAAATCAACCCCTTCCGCGTCTACACTAGTTTTACTAATATTAAAGAATTGCACGCCCGCAAAAAAATCTTCTTCACCTATGTAAGCAATTTCTTTGAGGGTGGGCTGATGAATTGATAATTGCGCACTTTTAAAAGGTATATCATTTTTGGACAATAAAAGTAGTTCGCTTATCAAAGACCTATTCCTCCTCGTTTAATTGTTGTGAATCTTCTGAGAAGTGAAGTCCTCTATAAGTTAAACTATACATAGCTATATCTTCGTTCAGTACAGTTTCTCTACAACTAATAAATTCATATTCTCCAATACCAGACATTTTAATATTATTTCCTTGATTAGAATAAATTTTTTTATTCTTATCAGTCATAGTGTTTAAAATTCCATCAATATAACCACAAATCTTTAATGGTCGTAACTGATAGTCGTCAAGCACCCATTCATCTAAATAGCAGATGACATCAAAACTGATAGAAAGATCTTTATATTTACTATTCAAATTTTCGCTAAAACTGTCAAAGTTAATTAAAAGATAAGCACGGACATTTTCATGCTCGCCGCGCACTATTTTAGGATTAAGACGAATATAGCCTTCTTTTATCATCTGACCTAAAGATTTGCTATCAATTAACTTTTGATAATCTTGATTATCCATATCTAAACAATCTGGTTTATTGATGATTAAAAGACGCTTCAACATATCACTATAAGGCTTAGTCTCTACAAATAAAGTTTTTAATATTGTCTCAGCGTCTTTCTCACATCCTAAAAAAGATGAATAGATTGGTTGAATATTAACCAAATCTTTTCTCATTTTTTACTCCTTTTTACTCTATAAAGATTTTATGGAAACTTTCTTTTTTGCATCTCCATAGTTAATCTCAAAGCCTTTTTTGTAAGCTTTTGTGGTTACAACGGTTACTTTTAAAGAGTTATCAGATAAAATCTCGTATTTTATTAAATCTGCTAAATCTGCATCACCGACCGCATTTAAACTCCATTCTCCTTCAATACCTGATGGTGCTTTGTAAACAAAGACATCATAAGGAGAAAGATAATCTGCGCCAAGGATATTAGCACCTTCAATTATTTCAGAAGTAGAAACACCTGTGATACTAGTTGCTTCTGTTTCTTCCAACTCTGCTTTCATATCCTTAATCTGCTGGTCGGTATCTGTATAAGTCTCGTGTAATGCTACTCTAATAATACCAAATTCATGATACCCAAAAGAGTCTTTAGTAGTATAAGTAGTACCATAGTTATCATTATATCCTTGGACTTCCCACCAAGTACCGTTTAATCTTACCCTATCAAACCTTTTAAAGAAAGCAGAAGTAGTTTCATCTTTTGGAATATATAAAATCTTAGTATAGTTTAAATCATTCCAAACTACACCTTTCTTTACATTCCATACAATAGAAGTCTCATTGGGACCGGAAGTCCAGCCGCGGTAAACCACGGTTTCTTCATTTCCATCGTCATCTATTGTAGTTAACTCTATTTCATCACTTGCTTTTCTTATTTCCCCACGAAAGTATGCGGTTTCCTCCACGTGCTGCAAATAAACTATCCAATAAGAGTCTGGAATCCAAGTCTCTTTATTTCCGTGTATCCATTTAAATACAGTTCCTGGATGTATATTTGTTTCATAGCAGTCGTCGTTATCTTTAACGGGGTCAATGGAAACAGAATTTTCTTCAAAAGGAATAGATAATATTTTATCTTCATAATCCACTTTTAACTTATCGTGGTTAATTAAACATCTGAAATATGGGGAAGTCTGCTCGTCACCCTCTGAAGGTACATATGTTTGTATGACTGCAGCCTGATACGAATAATAAAGAGCCTTCTGCATATTTTTTAATTTTTCTTGTCTCATTCGTGTCCATTGGTCGTGTACAACAGTGGTAGCTCTATAATCACCATTATCACTTTCTGTTCCATTAATATCGACCTTTTTTACTTCACCGCGGTATCCCACGCGGTTTCTCATTCTATCTAAACTTGACATCATCTAAAATATTCTTTAACAGTCCAAGACATTCAAATATTGTTCTTCTATACATATCAAAATCTCCTTCTTCTGTTAAAGTGTAAAGCCCTTCTAATTTACACAATAAGAGGAAAAAGGTGTGACTTTGGTCGATAAAAAGTCTATCCATTCCTCTTAAAGTTTCCATAATAGTTTGAAGGGGTTTCTGCCAATTTGTATTTTCTTCTCTTAAAGGAAGAAGTTTAAAAGTTTGATTTATTAAAACTTCTAAGTTAGATATAATCGCTTCTTTGTCTATATTAAATCCATATTTTAAATCCATAAACAACCTCCTTAATCTTGATTTGCGGGGTCATCAGGATTTTTTTCTCTTGGCATTGGTGGTGGCGGAGCCATTATACTGCCAAAAGTTGAATGGTATACGCCATTGACATCTTTAATTCTTCTCTTGTATAATCTTTGAAGGTGAAAACCTTCTCTTTCATAATCTTTCTTCATTTGCAATAATTTTTGCATATGGTTCGCTTGAGAAGTAAATTTGAAATCAGAACCGCTATATTTCATACGAGTGTTTTCAATAGAAGCAAGTTGTTGCCCTATCCATTCTACAATCATATATGAAGCAAGAATATTTATTTCTTCAATAGACAAAGTATGTGTGAAAGCACCAACCGTAATTGTAGCGATGTCTCCACTCATCGGGTCTGTCACTTCTTCTTCTAAAGCGTTTAACTCATAATCCAATGGAATTCTTGGAAATTCAAATTTAAATAGCGCGGTGAGCAGTAACTCTTCCGCGCCATCTCTTGTCTCTTGCGGAGTCAATTCCATATACATATCATCTGTTATCTTTGCAAAGAAGCTATTGTATACTTCTGAGAAAGAAGTGCCAGTTGCTGCCATATAAAACCTCCTAAAGATTATTTCTCTTCTTTTTTAACAGTCTTTACAACGCGGCGAACCGTGGTTCCGCTACTCTTGGTACCTGTCGTTGCCGCTCTTCTCTTAGGCTGCTGTTCCTCTGTTTCTTCTTTTTCATCAGCCTTTAAAAGTTCAATTGCGCCTGTTACATCAAAATTTAATTTATTTTTAATAGCGTTTCTCTTCTCTACATCATTAAGAGGAAGGGAAACCGCATACTCTTTAATCAAAGTCTTAACACCATCTGGAGCGAAGTCCAAACAATCAAGAAATTCATCTAAAGTACCATTCTTCATAATTTCAATAATATTCTTCTCTGAATAATAATACTCTGGTTCAACTTCTCCTAAAAGTTCTTTTACGACATCTTCGTTGTGAATAACTAAACAGTTTTTCAAAATATAAGAACCGCCCGGTGTCCACATAAGTTTTTCCAGTTCTTCGTAAGTGACTTCTTTAGTCTCGCCTGGTTGATAATTTCTCTTAATGCCTAAATCGGCAACTGTATAACCGACAGTTCCTTTTTCTCTGTTGGTTACCTTCACTAAAAGTTTTTCATCGATAATCATAATAATAACTCCTTTTTTCTCCAAGAAAAAATAGGGGAAGGCAAAAAGCTTTTGCCTTTTAACCTTCCCCTTAAATTTTTAATTATGCATTTGCAATAGTAAGTGATGTGTTCTTGTAAACACAGATACCTGGGTTAGCAGCGTAGATACCTACACCAAACTTCTTATAAGTCTGGATTTCTCTGCTCCAATCTTCTCTACTTTCAACTTCTCTAACTGCACTTGCACCTTCAAAGGCAACCTTAATAGGCTTTTCAGCGCCTGTTGGAATAATATAAGCATAAGCAGGGTCGATAACCTTAGTTGCATTTGTAGCATCTTCGAAACTCTGTGGAAGTACTACAACGCTATGTCCCTTATAAGATGTGAAATATCCTGTATCCCACTTTGTCTGCTTCATGCTATCAGAAGCCCAGTTTGCATCAGGAATCATAGTAGCCGCAAATTCATAAGTACAATAAATTGTGGACTTACCATAAGCATCAGCGGTCATAATAAGTCTATTCATTTCTTTTTCATCGAAACTAGACTGAGTAGTGCTGTTTGCTGCTGGAATATATCCTGTAAGTGTTACAAGAGCCTTAGCAATTTCTCTATATACTGCTTCATCAAGACCTTCAAGAACAATATCGAAAACATCACTAATTTCAATCTTGCCATCGAGGAACTCTTCAAAACCAATCTGGGCAGCACCGCCATAAGCAGCTGTAGGAACTTCGAATGAATATCCATCGAGCTTAAATACTTCATAGCGACCTGCGAGACCTACGCGAGTAACAAACTGCTTTGCTCTCTTCTTTGAAGCTTCGCTAATCTTAACCTTAAATACTGGCTTATCGCCCTGCGCATAAGTCTGAACATCAGCGAAGAGACCATAATTCTGAAGAACCTTAGCTGGGAGAATTTCATCAATAGCTGTTTCAATAAGTTCGAATACCTGATACTTATTCTCACGATACTTAGCAAAAGTACCTGCAAGTTCTTTCATTTCATTTCTATAGATTTCATTGAGCGCTTCCAGAGAAACCTCTGTACCATCGTAAGAGAATTTCTTAGAAGGGTTCATTGAAGCCTTTGCTACTGCTTTAGTTAAATCAATTAACTCTTTCTTGTTTAAAGCCATTTCTTCCTCCTCCTAATTATGCAATTCTCTGAATCTTTACACCTGGCTGACCATCTGGCATAGTGTAAACCTTCACTACCTGGAATACAGGAGAATCAGTGTTCTCTGTAGTACCAAGGAAACCTGTTGCTGCCTGAACATAGAGCTTGTCGCCTACTACAAGAGTAAGACCTGCTACTTCAGCTGTGCTAGAAGTATTTGCTCCAAAAGTGTTTGTTGTGTAAATATCACCAACATTTGTCTTAAAAAGTCTTGGATAAATAAGTCCATCTGCGAAATCTGATGCAAGAAGAACGAAGTCCTTGCGACTCTGCTTTCTTTCATCATAAAGTTTTTCTTCACAGTAAACGAGCATCCATTCGCCATCACCATCTAATGATGCGCGACCATCAGCATAATTGTATTTAAGGAACTGACCTTGCTCAAGTTGAGCAATAGCTGCGTTTTCAGATGTCTTAGCTGGAAGCTGCGCATAAATCTGACCAGTTACCTGAGCTGATAAATGGTTAGGCTCAACCTGACCATATCCCTTTCTGCTAATATCTGCCATTTGGATTTTTCCTCCTATTTAATAATTCTTTGTGACTCTTCAGTTTCCATAGCTGCTTTAAGCCACTCTGGAAGTGAAGAATTTGAACTTGTATTAACATTATAAGTTAATACCTGTTTTTCTTCTGTCGTATTATCTTCAAGATTTGAAGAGCTTTCTGAATCAAAATTGACCTTTTTTCTGTAACAAATTACTGCTAATTTTGACTCAATATCTTCAAGAGAGTAATTTCTCTTGTTTTCGATAACATCTTTCTTGTCAGCCTCTGAAAGCATATAGAACTTAGCAATAAGTTCGTCCTTCTGCTTATCTTCGATGCTAACCTTGAATTCAACAAGTGCCTTATTCTCTTCTTCAAGAGCAGCAAACTTAGAAGTAAGTTCATCGAACTCTGTCTTCAAAGCGTCATACTCTTCATCTGTATGGAGAGAATTTTTTACAGGGTTTTCTTTCTTGTCGTCTTCATCTTCATCTTTGCTTTCGTCTTCAGAATCAGCGTCATCTGCGGTTTCGCTATCATCGGAAGCGTCGTCCGCATCATCCTCTTCATCTTTCTTTTCTGCAAAGTCTGAATTAGCAGATGCATCTTCATTTGTAACTTCTTTTTCAGTCGCTACAAATTCTTCTTCAACAGGTGTTGTAACAGTTTCCTCTACAACTTCTTCTGTTGAAGCTACAGCTTTGTTAAAATCTTCCACTGTATTTTCTCCTTTCAATGCCACTTCTAATTCTTTCATCATGCTAAACAAGGTTGTCTTAAAATCCTTATCAAGTGTGAATCTTGTTTTTGTTTCCTCAGCAGTAATACTTGCACCTTCAAAACAAGGCTCAACATCGTCACCGAGAATACAAAGTTTAGAAATAGTTGCGTCTTCAATGATAAAAAACTCCATCCGTGTATCAGGATTAGTTGCCCAATGTCCATCAAGAGAATTATCATCTAATTCCATTGATTGAGGCTTTCCCTCTTCTAACACAGATTTCACTTCTTCATATTGACCAGTCCAAAGATAACCGGTAGTTACAAGATATTCTCTTTCTACTTCATTACCAAAATCATCTTGCTCGATAAACTTCTCGAACCAGACTTCTGCGTCTGGAGAAACAAAACCATATGGCTTTGTCATACATTCGAAGACAACCTCGCCGCCTTCAAAAGTAACTTTCTCTCCGTGGTCTGAGAAATCTTGTTTGTCATCTTTGTAGTAGCCAACAATAGGAGCGCCGCGTAGAGTCTTTGCCATTTCTTTAGCAACTTCTTTTTTAATATAGCTACCATTTCTGTTTTCGCCGACATAGAAAACTTTAATCTGACATTTTGACATCATCGGATTAATGTCAAGAGGTTGAAGATTAATGAATTCAATGGAGTTAATAGTAGCTACCGAACTATGTGGTAAACTCATATATCCTCCTCTATAAAGATTCTCGATTAGCTATTGTCTTATCGGACTTCTCTGAGTCATCTTTCTCCGGGCGGCCCGCACCTTCGCCATTTGTATCTTCAGATGTAGGGGTTGAAGACCCATCTCTTACACCCTTAATTTGAGTTAATGACTCAGCATTAAGAACATTACTTGTAAGAGGTGGCATAAATACGAACGCCAAATCAAGAATATCATTTTCCCAATAAGCATTAGCCAATACAGAGCTTTGGGACTGGCCCAGAGCTATCTGAGGTAACATCTTTGAGTAACCCATTTGTGTTTGCTCTTTATATAATTTAGCCATGTCCTGATAATTATAAATCGTAGTTGAAAGTATCTGCGCTTTATAATAACAACTCTTTGGTTTTTTATTATATGGTTCTAACAACAGATTGAGGAAATCTTCAAACTGTTGGATTAGATTATATAAAGATGACTCATCATTTCGAATAGAACTTGTTAAAGCAATATTGCTATCGCTATTGAAGTTCTTTTGAGAAGTACCGAAAGAGTTAAATACCGTTCTTTCGACTCTCTCCAAATCATCTGTCTGAGTGGTATTACTGCGGTCTGACATATCTGCTACATCTACATCCGCAAAAGTAGTCAATACGTCAATACCTATTGCTCTACCCAACATTCTTACTGCATTATTATGCAATTCGCGGGCTTCATCTACATCAAAAACTAAATCTCCATTTTTATCCAAAGGCATTTTCTGAATAAAAACTTTTAATAATTTTTGAGCCACTCTTTTTCTATCGAGGTCTTGCGCTGCATCCAAATCAATTAAATCTGGAATAGCAGAGATAAACATTGGCGCATCCTCGCCGTTAATATTAAATTTTATTGTATTATTAGTTTCTAATAAATACCATCCTGGTGAATCACCTTTTACATCTGGCACTAATTTTCTATCTTTATATGCCCTATATCCTTTTTTAAATTCAGGCGGAAATAAATTTAACATTTTTGCCCTTTGTTCTGTTTCTTTGAAAGCATCATCAAAGAACTTCATATTAAACTCAACCACAGGACGAGCACCTACAGAAAATCTTGAACGACAATATGCTGGTGGTAATTCTTGAATAGACACCTTTCCATTCTCTCGCACAATGTATCCATAATAACAACCAAAACGAATTACTTTTAAAGCGACTTCTCCAAAAAATCTTTTTACTTGAAAATCATCTAAGAATTTTAAAGCTGTAAAAAAGTCACCTAAAATTTTCTTTTGGTCTTTACTTGAAAGTTTATTATGCGGAGTTGTCGCGATATTCATTCCATTGTTGATATAAGGAGTCATCAACCAGTCATATCTATAAAGGTAAGCGAAATATCGACAAACCCTTTTATAGATACCACTAGTCTTATAGAAGAAATTAGAAATATCTCTCATTTCTTCTATATTATCTCTGTTAATAGCCCTTAAAACATAATCTTTATCTCCATACTTGCTATCAACTTTTCGATAACTTCCTAAGTCAAGCACAGCATCGTCCAAACTTTTAACCCCTACACGAATTTTAGAAAAATCAGTAGGATAATAAGGTGATGCATCAAGAGTGTTATCAGAAGGGGTTAATGTAAATCCCTTCTTTTTAATTTCTTCAATTCGATTTCTCAAGATAACACCTCTCATATTTCTTCTAACAATAGTATAACAAAAATTTTCAATTTTGTCCAACTTTTGTTTAGAAAAATTTTTTACCAATCTGGATGCACTAATTTCATAATATACTCAAAAGTAATTCTACCCTCGTCTGTATAAGGAATTTCAATCAGTGTTAATCCATGCTTCTTGCAGTATTCTCTTTTTTTCATATCATTATACTGCTGTTTCCTTAAGCCTGCCCAGCCCCCAAATTTTGACTTCTGTTGATAGTGTTGAATACCTTGATATTCAATTAAAAAATCAATGTCACCATCATCTTCAAATACACAAAAGTCAAATCTCAAAGGTCGACCAGTTTCAGAAACTAAGTCGGGGAAGATATATTCTTCTTCAAAGTCTAATCCGGCTGCTCTTAAAATATCTTCTATTTTTATTTCTCCTCTACTAGCTCTCATTATATCCTCCTAGCCTTACTATAATAACATTAAAAATCAAATCTTATTCTTAAAAAATTTTACCCAAAAAACATAAAGTCTGATACAGTTCTTTTTTTCCTTTTTGCCATTTTTTCCTCTTCTTGTTTTATATAATATAAACCATATATAAAAGCGGAAAATTTATCTTTAGGAATACCTCTACTTACTTGTTTTAAGATAATATTAACGCCTTCATTACTTTCTGCTAAGTTCATCATTTGGGCTTTTAAGATAGATGTTAATACAAAAGGCTGTAAATATTCATTTCTTTGGGTTGAAGTTAAAGCCTGTCCCTTTTTAGTTTCTAATAACTTAATCTTTGCTTGCCCTTCGTCTATTAAAAACTTAATTTTTCCATTCGACATTTGAGTCTGCGAATAAGAGTAGGCTTCAGTATTTATAGGGGCATTTGCTTTAATTAAATACATAGCATTTTCTTCTACATCTCCGCCATGTATTTTTCGATATGGCTCTAATATATCTTGTGTAGTACCGCCCGCAACTCCAAAAGGCGGTAAAGTAACACCAGAATCTGGGTCTACTTGCGCTTTTGTCATAAAGTCGACGAGTCCCACGCCCAGGCCATTCGCGTCAATAGCCAGCGCCCGCGCCTTATATTTATAGTATAAATTTTTTAACATAATTGCTTGATTTTCAAAGTCTTCTGCCTCAATAGAATAAAGATTAACAAGAGTTTTTATTGCAGGGCCTTGCGGTTGCGGGGTCACCTTAAAAATACAAACTTCTGTTGAACATTTTAACCTACCAACATCGACTCCTATTACATAAAAAGCATTTTTATTACTTCTATTGCTATATTCATACTCTGGCTGATTTAAAATTCTATGTTTATCAAATAATTCTGCTGAATAAAAAGCATTTTCAGCATCTCCGCTCCATATAGATCTATATTCTCTATCGAAAGACTCATTTTTAAAAGTTCCTTGTAATCTTAATTGGTCTACGAAGTCTTTATTTAGCAACCCTTCCACGACAGGAATTTTATAAGTTCCTCCTATTATCATAACCTCATCAGGTTCAATAATACTACTAACCAACATCTCCACAAGTTTTTCGTAGGCAAAAGTATTTTTCCAACCTGATGTCGTTATATAAATCTGACTCTTGTTTACTACTTCTTCTGGGTGGCGGCTTCCGTCCGGTAATCTTCTATCGACATTGGTTGTTGGAATAATAACTTCATTTAAAATTTCACCATTGATTTGAACAGCCTCTTCCATAGCTCCGCCAGTACGACGTTGTCCTCTACTACGCTGGGTCGCCGCAAGAATATCAATAACTGACCCATTCTTAAAAATATATTTTACATCATCTTTAGTTCTCTTGGAGACACCTCTATTCCAGTTTATCTCGTTGTTAAGAGAAGGAATTAATTTGCATATTTCTTCAATTTTTGCAATAGTGATACTAGCTGCCTGTTCCTTCAGTTTTGTTATCGTAAAGGCTTTTTATCCTTTACTTCTTACACTTCTTTTTTCGTGTAAGCTCAGCATATCTTTTCATCTTCAACTTTACTTGTTCAGATGTCGCGGCCTCGTGGAGGGATTATACTTGTTAATCTCACCCTCTATGCGTTGCCCCTGACTTTTCATCCGCTAGAAAAACCTTCGGTTCGGATTGGCATCTCAGCTTCTCCGCTTAATTCCGCGATAATCATATATTAAATTTCTTTAATACACGGCAAAATTATATAAATATAAGTTTACCTCCGGTTGTAACAAACAACTGCGCGCCCGGATAAAGGATTGCTCTAAGCATAAGTGCCATCATTGTTAAAAATGATTTACTGACTTGATATTCTATTAGATTCGCAAAATCTAATACGTTCTCTTATGAACTGCTATATGTTTCCATATAGAATAGACTATATCACACTCCAATTAAAGAGTCCTTCCATTTCGATTTAAGGGATTCTCACCCGCCTCATTAGCTTAGGCCCTACTCCTATTGCCTCTATTTATTTACCCTCGGAGACTATTTCAGGATAGTCGTTGAAGTTTTATTTTACATATCGAAAATGAAAACTTTTTAATATATAAAATACTTACCTGCGGATTTCCTTGATGGAATAATTCTTTCCCTAAGTGCCTTCTAAGATTATTCTATTTTTAGGATTCCCGCAATTAAAAAGGTTTGTCCAGTTTTTATAAAACTTTTGGCGCAATTTATTCACGCACGAGGGAAAGTTGCATAAACATACCTATGCCTCATAACAATTCTTAAAAATATTCTTTGATAAAAATAAAACTTGAAATTACTGTTCGGGCCTTTCATAAAATCAACCAATAGGTCAGGATACTCGCGATAAAAACTAATTAATGTGCGAAGATTATCCATCTGTGCTTTCAACCTATCTTCTGACATACCTTTTTTAACATCTGCGTTGTTAGATAAGGCAATCAATTCTTGTAAAGTCATACTACAGGAATCTCCTTTCAAATTTTTTCTGCATCTTCATCTTTTTCTATTTCTATTCTTTCATCAAATTCTTCTATCTCTTCATCAGTTACTAATCTCTGATCTAATCCTTGTTCTTTTGCTTCTTTTTCGTCTTGATTCATTTCTTCAATAATCTTTTTCTTTTTAATATAATCTTCAATTTCTCTTGCCAAACTTGGGTCTGAATAAATTAAAGTCTTAGTATATTCTTTTAAATCATTAATAATTTCATCTACTATATCTACAGGTGTATCAATTTTAAAGCGAGGTATTTGACCGCCATTTTTTTCACAATAAGCAACAATCTCACCAACGCAATCTACAAAATCAGATTTCTCTTCTTTATTCTGCGCGGCGGTCAGTTTTGCCGATTTTCTAAGCTGGTCATACATTCTACTGTATTTTAAAGCTCCTTCGACATCGCCTTCATCCATACACTGATTAGTTTTTAAGTTTGTTTTACAAATTAACTTTAAAGTATTACGAGTGTCCGCGTCTTGTATATCAAAAGACTCCATCATCTCATGATAATTTTGTTCCAGCTGCACCCACTCACTTGGTTTATATAATCTTCCCCATTTTAAAGCCAACATTACTTTGTCGTCCTGGGTAAGGCCGGCCGCAGGGTCTGGGATTTCATCTTCTTTAAGGAAGCCCGCCTCTTCGAACGGATTGCGCGCGTCCGCACGTATATCTTCAGAAGAAGTAGGAGGCATTTCTTGATACTGAACAATAGTACTCATACGAGTTTTGTATTCAGCCTCCGTCATTTCTCCAGCCTCAAACCGCGCCTTAACTTCCTCTTCATACTTTTCGCGCTCAATGCGCTCTTCTTCAGATTCCTTAAATTTTCTATGCTCTTGCTGCGCAACTAATTCTTCACTGTCTTCCCATCCTTTGCCCTTAAATTGATTTAAACGCATCTTAGACAGATACTTACCCAGAACCGAAGTTCCATTCATCTTCTTTGGGTTTTTAGCAAAAGCGTCATCTCTAATTTTATTCCATTCAGAAGGAACATAAGGGAAGTCTAAATCTTTTAAAAGCCAAGTGTATGTTTCGGGGTCAAAATTATCTACATGAAGTGTCAGACAACTTTTACACATATGGGTTTTAGAGCCATCTCGATAGGTGTAAAACTGGCCTTCCTTCATCCATTTGCCTTCTTTTTCGCAATAGCACTGACCATCTTTAGGCAACTGCCCATTCATAAAAATGAACCTCCTTTATTTCTTTTCTTTTGTTTTCTTGTTACGGCATTCTTTACAAATACTATAAAATCCATCTTTACTTGTACTATTTTTAGAAAAGAACATATTGTGAGCTAATTTAATTTGTCCACAACGTGAGCATTTCTTCCAGCGGCCGCGCTCTTCCTCCGTATAGTGCCAGAGCAACCAGTCTTTTTGAGCCTGCTCCGCAATCATCTTTGGGATTTTCTTTCTCCATAATGAAGAAATATATTCAACAGAATGACTACTGCCATACTCATGCTCTAACAGTACTTGGATTTCACTGTTTTGTCTACCTTCAATCTTATATATTAAAATGTCTTGATAAACAGGATAATCTTTTAATGTTTTCTTTATTAAGTTTTCTAAGTCTAATAAAAGATAATAAGAATCACTTT